CCACTTTATCAAATGGACAATGCCAACAGAGTTAGTTTATGCAAACCCCATTAGCGGTGAGTGTGAACAGGTATTTGTGCGCCACACAAAGCCAGCGCCTAAAGATCAACGCGGTTCTAGCCAGGTCATACGGTGGGGCAGTATGTACATCTCCATTACCCATGAAGTAGATCTATTTAAGAATTACCTCAAACAAAAAGATGCAATTTACCGTCACCGTTTAGTTGTGTGGGATCAAGAACTAAATGTGGTGGGGCTAAGTAAGGAATTCTCATTCTTAGACGCTCGCGTTGAGTTCTGTGTAGGGGCGGCGGTTCACAAAAGTAACCTTTTGGTGTCATTTGGTTTCCAGGATAACGCGGCTTTTGTGCTTGAAGTGCCTGGTTTAGTAGTAGAAGATTTAATTATGGAGGCCCTTGCTTATGAGAATTGAGCAATTAGTTATAGAACTATCTAAAGATCCGTTTAATCCAGCGCTTAATTTTGATGTAGCGGTGGAGTATGAGAGGCAAAACCAAACAGCATCAGCCGTTTCTTTCTATTTGCGCACCGCTGAATACGGGATTGAGTCACACCCAACCCTGGTTTATGCGTCATTACTTAAAACCGCGCATTGTTTTGATGATCAAAATGACCGTCAGGCAACTGTAAGCAATTGTTTATTGCAGGCTGTTGCGTATTTGCCATACCGCCCTGAAGGTTATTTCTTGCTTGCGCAGTTCCATGAGCGTTTAGGGCAGTGGCAGGAGTGTTACACCTGGGCAAACATAGGATTGCACAACCATCTCCATTCACCGCTCCCTGTCCATGTTGGTTATGAAGGCAGTTATGTATTGTTGTTTGAAAAGGCAGTAGCCGCCTGGTGGATTGGGCGCAAAGATGAAAGTATCCAAATACTAAACCGCCTTAATGCAATGGACATAGATCCAGGGTACAAAATGGCAGTGCAAAACAACCTTGAAAGGATAGGCAATGCTTCTATTTGATGTTGGGGCTAATCGTGGTGATGCAGTGCTTGCAGGGTTGGCTCAGGGATACCGTGTAATAGCCCTAGAAGCCGCACCACGCGTTTATGCGCAGTTGGTTAGTAACTTTATTTACAACCTTGATGTTGTGCCTCTTAAAATGGCAGTCAGTGATAAAGATGGCGAGCGCTTAAAGTTCTATGAAGCAGATGAAGATGGCCTTAGTTCGCTTAACCAGGATTGGCTAACAAATGAACGCATGCCATACGCGGGCAAGCCTCACCGTGAGATTGAGGTAAACACAATCACCATAGATACCCTGGCAGATAATTACGGCAATCCTGATCTAATCAAGATTGATGTTGAAGGTGCAGAGTGGCAAGTTATGAAAGGCATGACCCGCCATTATGGGGGCATGATTTGTTTTGAATGGACATTTGAAACCATGCACCAACATGAGGATCAGTTAGATTATTTATTTAGCCTGGGCTACAGAGAAATGGCGGCGCAATACATTGTGAACCATTTAGAAGAACCGCAAGTGTGGGGCAACATGCTTTCTAACAACGCTAATGAATTATTAGCCTGGCATCAACTTACATCTGACCGTTGGATTGACGGCGGTTGGAAAATAGCCAACCTACGCCCTACCGCAGATGTAGGTATGTTGTGGGTGCGTTAGGAAATGTCTCCAACAATTGTAAAGTTGTTAGCGCTTGTACAAAGAATTGATGCAGAACTGTATTGAGCGCGCAACACTGGGCTTGCAGATCCATTTGATGTAAATGTAACACCGCTTGCCACAATAGAAACCGCTCCTGCGCCAGTGCGCTGTACATAAATAACCTGTCCAGTGCTAAATGTTCCTGAAGGAACAGTAATGTTTGCTGTACCGCTTTGTGTCACCCATTTATTTACATCTCCTGCAACCAATTGATAAGCAGTTGATTGCGCGTTAAATGTAACTGTAGGAAGTGATCCAGTAGTTCCCTGTGTTCCCAAAGTTCCTTGAGTTCCAGTTAATCCTTGCAAACCAATTGTGCCTTGAACTCCTTGAACTCCCTGAGTACCTTCAGTTCCCTGGCTACCTGTTGTTCCTTGAGTTCCAGTAGCGCCCTGAATACCAGTTGTACCTTGCGTTCCCTGAATACCAGTATCACCAGTAGTTCCTTGTAATCCAGTTAAACCTTGAGTACCAGTGATGCCCTGAATTCCATTAAGCCCCTGAGATCCAGTTGTTCCTTGAATTCCCTCAAGCCCTTGCGTACCTTGAGTTCCAGTTATGCCCTGCAATCCAGTAATACCCTGAGTGCCATTTGTGCCTTGAGTACCATTTGTACCTTGAGAACCATTTAATCCATCAGTACCTTGAGATCCAGTAACACCTTGCAAACCCTCAAGTCCTTGAGTTCCTTGTGTTCCCTGTGTGCCTTGTGTTCCCTGGCTACCAGTAATGCCCTGAACACCCTGAGTTCCCTGAGTTCCTTGCAAACCTTCTAAGCCCTGCGCACCTACTGCTCCCTGTGTGCCAGTAATACCTTGAGATCCAGTCAAACCTTGTGCGCCAACAGTTCCCTGAATACCGTCTAAGCCCTGTGATCCAGTTTGTCCTTGAGAACCAGTTACACCTTGAACTCCTTGAGTACCCTGCAAACCTTCAATGCCTTGTGCGCCAGTCTGACCCTGCGCGCCAACAAGTCCTTGAGTTCCAGTTGTTCCTTGAATTCCAGTAGTGCCTTGAACACCTTGCAAGCCCTGAGTTCCCTGCGCACCTGTCGCACCCTGCGCTCCTGTAACTCCTTGAACACCAACGCTCTGAGTAATAAGAGAAAGGTTGTGATTATTAGCAAAGTTTGTTGTGCCTGTTCCACCTGATGCTAAAAGCGTTACAGGAAAAGTGAAATAACTGTTAGTAACAGATGAAGGTGTGCCGTTTACTTCCCATTCTTGATAATTATTAGAGTCATTTCTATCTTGAATAAAGAAAATGTCATTATCTTTAATGTTTGCTAATAAAAAATCAATGTCCACATTTAAATCTGTTAAATGAGAAATGTAAATGTTTGTTGCAGAAATTTGTGTAGCGTTATTCCAAATAATTCTGCCAGCGGCAGGTACAGGTGTTTGTGAAGAAGTGTCTGATTGATACTCAAAAATAGATGATGATGTACCGCTTGCACCAGTATTACCCTGAACACCTTGAATACCATTTAAGCCCTGAACGCCCTGGCTACCAATAGTTCCCTGTACGCCTTGAGTTCCCTGCGCTCCAACAGTTCCCTGAATTCCATCAAGTCCTTGAGATCCTGTAACGCCTTGTAAGCCCGTTAAACCTTGCGCACCTGTTGCGCCCTGAGTTCCAGTTACACCTTGAGATCCAATAGTGCCTTGTACGCCCTGTGTACCTTGTGCGCCAGTAGATCCTTGCGCGCCAGTTGTTCCTTGTGTTCCGTCATTGCCCTGAATTCCTTGTGTACCCTGCACACCTGTTAAACCTTGTACGCCAGTAATACCCTGAACACCTTGCGTTCCTGTTGTACCTTGAGAACCTGTACCTGTTATTCCCTGAACGCCAGTTAAACCTTGAGATCCTGTTGTTCCCTGTGTTCCAGGTGTTCCAACATTACCTAGTAAGCCCTGCACACCCTGAGTTCCTGTAGTGCCTTGAATTCCTATTGCGCCCTGTGTTCCTGTTGCGCCTTGTACTCCATTTGTTCCAGTTGTGCCTTGCGCACCAATAGAACCCTGAATACCAAGTAAGCCTTGTGTACCAGTTGCTCCTTGTGTACCTGTAATACCTTGCGCGCCGTTAGTTCCTTGTACGCCAACTAAACCTTGTGTTCCTGTTGCACCCTGCGCACCAATTGTTCCCTGCGCTCCTGATGTACCTTGCGTTCCGTTAATTCCTTGTAAGCCAAATGATCCCTGAATACCTGTTTGGCCTTGAATACCTGTTGTTCCTTGCGCACCTTGTACGCCTTGCAAGCCAACTGAACCTTGAATACCAGTTAATCCTTGTGCGCCAATTAAACCCTGTGTGCCTTGTGCCTGGTTAAATCCGCCACCTTGTAAACCTTGTGTACCTTGCACACCTTGAGCAGAAAAGTTACCTGAAATGCCTTGAATACCTTGAGCGCCTTGTTGCCCCATAGGGCCAGGTGTAACAACAATGACATTGGGAGTTCCAACAGGGTTTGGATTGTTTAGAAAGTTATTTGGGTTGTATGTCATCTTGTCACCTCTGCATTTACATTTAATTCACCCTGAACAATACGCGTTTTCACACCCGCAGGTGATGTTATTTCTAAATCATAATAATACGGGCCTGCACTAATTGCCGCTGTTTGTACCGCTGTTGCTCGCACTGCAAGTGTTCCAGTTGGCCCATCAATTGTAATACCGCTTGCCTGTGTAAGCGTTAAAACTGCAATAGCGTCATTAGGTAAAGAGCGCAATTGCATTGATGCTGTGTAGCCCGTAATGTCCACTGCGCTTAATGCGTCACCGCCCTGTGTGTACAAGCCAGTTGCAGAATTAGTAACAGTAAATTGCGTTGATGTGCGTGAAGCAATTGTTACATTGCCTAAATTGTATTGGCTAGGCATGATCCCTTGAATAAAAACAGTTTGCCCTGCACTAAAGCCGTTTTCTGCGGTGTATGTAATAGTTGTGCCATTGCCTACTGCGTTTGTAATCGTTGCAGGCTGTGTGTACAAGAAATTGCGAAACCAGTCAGAGCCTTGATCAATTATTGTGTTGTAATTGTCAGCCATTACGCTCCCTGTGACACCTCAGAATTTGGGCTAATCATAGCGGTTCTACATGCTGAGCAATGTGTAAATGATTTAGGCATTGGCAACCCGCACTTAGGGCAATGGTTAGCAATCGCATTAAAGTAATTACTAACTGTAACTTTTCCTAAGAGATCACTAAAGCCCTGCACCATTGCATCAATGCGGTCAGGTGAGTTTGGTTCGTCTATTGTCCAGGTACACATTTGATCTTCTAACTCTGCAAACTCTCCAATGTGGTGAATACGGCCCTGCTCATACATAGCCGCTACAGGTTCAGCGCGTAATTTCTTACCTACATGCGCTCTCACTTCTCTAATCGGCAAGGTTGGCCTTACCTGCTTCAACACTGCGCCCACCATGTCACCACCCTGGTTTACTTCAACCAAAACAGCATCAGCCTTGTACCCGTCAAATAGTTCTACCGCCTTTGTAGCCCACTGCAACGGTGATCCTCTAAATGAGTAATCTCCCAGTACATAACCTTGCCCATCTGCGGTAGATCCAACAACAACAATGCCTGTTTCATCTGACTTCTCTGAGTTAGTTACGGCAGGATCAACGCTTACAACAATGCGGGCCATAGTGGGTGCTGTTGCAATGCGTGTGCGGTCAATTAAACCTCTAGTCCATAACGCGCCTTCAACATCATCAAGGATTTCTCCATAAAGTTCTTGCCTTCCTAATCTTGTGCCGTTGTAACGGGCTTGTAATTCCATCAATGCGCTAGGGGCTAGATTTGCCGCGTTATCAAATGTGCTTCCCCTGGTAATAACTACTGAGCCATCTGTACGGCCTGCAAGCATGCGTATAAGAGCCGTAGAGCGTGGCGTAGTGGTAACAATAACCCGCGGTTTCTTTCCCAGGCGTAGGCCAAACTGCAATTGATCCCAGGCATCTTGATAGCGCCATGCACCTAATTCATCACACCAAGCGCCATGATGCTGTGGGCCTCTAAAGCGTTCAGGATTGTCTGCGCTAAATAACTTTATGCGGCTTCCGTTTTTAAGCAGGATCTCACCAATAGAACGGTTGTAATTTTGAAGCATTTGATACCGCTGTAGTACCGCAACAATGCCTGACTCACCCTCTGCGCATGTATCTCTAACATCTGAGAAAGTAGGAGCAACAACAGCCCAACGCGTAGCGGGTTGAACAATTGCCTGCCACGCAATTTCTTCAGCGCCTAATCTTGTTTTGCCAAATCCACGGCCTGCCATTGCAAGCCAAATGTTCCAATCACCTTCAGGGGGTAGTTGTTCCTTCCGCGCCAGTTTGTTCTTCCATACCCAACGGCTCGCCTTGATCCGTGAGTTCTGTGATGGTTGCAATGTTTCCAATTGTTGAGGCTTCAATAATTCTTGCGACACGCTCAACTTCTCTGTCCAGGTCTGATCCGTCATAAGTAACCACCTCTGCTTGTACCTTCAATGGTGCATCTAATCCCAATAACTTTGCGCGCTTATCAATTACGCGTAGAACATAATCTGCCGCTCTGAGATTACCGTTTACGGCAGGTTGCCAGTAAGTACGCTGAAGATTATCCAGGCGGTCTAATTCCAGTTCACGGTGTTCCTCTATTGTGGCAATAGGGTGACGCATAAGAGCGCGCTTGTAAGCCTTCACAACGCCTGCAATGCTCATGTCCACCATAACTGCTATCTCACGCCACACATAACCTTCATGGCGCAACTCAATTATGGTTGTTTCTTTTTCTACTAACTCTTGCGTGATTTCTACCATAATGTGTAAATGTTAATGTTTTAAAAAGTTTCCTGCAAATTG